CATTGGATAGCCAACAATGTGGACTACGTTAAGCCACTCGAAGAAGGATGGTCACGCCAAGCACCAAACGGGATGGTGCATGTGACCGTGTTGGAGTTTCAGCAGGTAGTGAGAGAGGCGGCGAACAGTGTCCAATAAAGCGATACGTGCAGCACTGGAAACAGCACTTGCGGCGATCAGCCCGGCATTGGCCACGTCCTACGTTGGAGATAATTACGAGCCGGTGGAGGGCACACCATACCAACAAGTGCTTTTCGAGTTCACAGACCCGGATAACCTAATGATTCATCGGACTTACGAGCAAAAAGGGTATATGCAGGTTCGGTTGTTCTACCCTTTGCTTGCGGGTAGCGGAACGATAACCGCAAGGGCAGAACTAATTCAAAGCACGTTTAAATCCGGTTCCGTCGTGTCCGGGGTTACGATTAACAGAACGCCAGCAATAAAAGACCCGCGACCTGAAGAGGATAGGCTGGTACAATCCGTGTTTGTGTACTTTTCTCAGATAATTAAGGAGGTATGATGTCAAATCCTATTCAGTTTGTTGGGGTTAAGGTTGAAATTAACAGTGCGTTTGGTACGGCCAAAGCCATTACGGCAATCACAAAGGCAAGTGAGGCGGTAGTGTCTTGTGTGGGGCATGGGCTGGCGGCTGGGGAGCTTACAGTAATTGACGATGTTGTTGGTATGAGTCAGATCAATGGCCGTGTTGTGCGTGTGAAATCAGGCCCAACCACGGATGAATTCACCTGCGAAGGCTTGGATTCGACTGGATTTTCAACCTACGTTTCTGGTGGTACGTCGACAGAGCAATCTTCTCTGCTTGCGTTCGATACCCTGGCAAACTTTGATTATCCTGAACCGCAGCCTAACGTTGAAGACTTAACGACGATTCATGCTCTACAAAAGATTGAAGCCTTTGGCTTGGATTCCGCGCCCACGATCAACTTTGAAAGTTTCACAAAGCCCTTCGACGCCGCAATTGTAGAGCTGCGAAAAGCGTCTAACACAAAGACAGCGCGTGTGGGGAAATGCACGTTTACTAACGGTACAGTGATGATATTTAATGCCACTTGGGCAGGTGGTCGTGGTCTTAGTGGTACTGCTGGTGCCTTCGGTAAAGGAACGATCAGCGTTAAATTGAAAGCACCTGAACAGTATTTCGCATCGTAATCATGAAGCCCGCAGAACTACTAGAACGGCTTCGAGCCGACAGGAAAATTGAGGTACAGGTAGGGCACATTACCTTCACGGGGCAGTGCCCTCTTTATTCCAGATTGATCCGCATTATCAATGAGTACAGTGGTGATAAAACCATTTCGCCCGATGCGGTGATGGCTTCGATTGCGATAACCGGCTGGGAAGGTGTCACGGAAAGGGACATTATTTCTGACGGCGATCCCTCCGTTATCGTGCCGTTTGACATGGAGCTTTACCGTGACTTGGTAATGGACAAAATGGACTGGTGGCTAAATATTTCCAAAGCCATAACCAAGTCAGCATTTGACCGTCAAGTCGTGAAAGAGGCCGAAATAAAAAACTCACCCGCTGGTACGACAACGAAGCCTTCAAGAAAATCCCAAGGGCAAAGGCAGTCGTAACAGCGGAAGTTGAACTAACAGAGAACAATGCCCTGGCCTTCGATGTGTGGTATTTGATGGGTGGGCTTATTGATTGGGATGCGCTTCAATTTTTGCTGGAATACTTTCAGGTCGAGGATACTGAATTACTGGTAGAATCACTCTTCTACATTAGATCGAGGGCGAAATGACAGTCGATGTTGCCAGTTTAGCATTACGTGTTGATGCCCTTGAAGTCAAGGACGCAGAGCAATCTCTGAAGCGGATGCAGAAGGCCGGGGCTGACGCTGAAAGTGGTTTGCAAGGATCGACCGAAGCTATTGTCGGGCAATTCAAGAAGGTTGCCGGAATTGCCGCTGCGGCCTATGCCGCAATTCAAACGCTTGGTGGTGCTTCACGTGATTTTATAGCTTTCGACAAAACCCTTGGGGAGATTTCCACCCAGTTACTCGGTGCCACCGATCAGGTAAAAGAGTTTGCCCAGGAGAGTCAGAACCTTGCTCTTACGTTCGGTTCTAGCCTGACAGACCAGTCCAAGGCATTCTATGAGGTACTTTCTACCGGGATCACAGACACCCGAGAGGCCACCGAGCTACTCACAGCAGCAAACAAGCTGGCCATTGGGGGTAACAGTAATCTCGGTACGGCTATCTCGGGCCTAACATCAATTGTCAAGGGATATGGCGATAAGGTCAAAGACGTGAACGAAGTAAGTGATACGCTCTTTACTGCTTCGCTTGCAGGTAAAATCTCCATTGAGGAACTATCCGAAGGTTTGGGCAGGATAATACCGCTGGCGGATGCTCTTGACGTTGGATTAGAAGAGGTCACGGCGGCTATCGCAGCATTGACATTGACCGGTGTGTCCGCCCGTGAATCAATAACCAGTGTTCGAGCTGTGTTGGCCGCAGTGGTGAAGCCGTCATCAGAGGCAGCAGACGAAGCCGAACGACTTGGCCTTAATTTCAACGCAGCCGCGATAAAATCCAAAGGTATGCTTGCTTTCTTGGAAGAGTTAAAGCAGAAAACCGGAGGAAGCGTTACCTCTCTTGGGCTATTGTTCGGGGGTGTGGAAGCCATCCTTCCGGCGTTGAACTTGGTGAACAATGGCGGGAAAGAGTTCAACCAGATCATGGGCCAAATGGCGGATAAGGCCGGTATCACGGATAAGGCTTTTGACCAAATGGCGGCAACGGCAGACTTCAAGGTTAACCGGTTCTTTGCTGCGATGAACGTGATCTCGAAAGAGGTGGGCGCTACGCTGGCAAGTATCTTGACTCCCGCGGCGGAAGGTGCGGCGAATGCATTGGCGCGCCTGTTCAAGACGCAGAACCTGACCGACATTGAGCAACAGCAGAAGAAGATTAACGATCTGACCGAAAGTCTGGAAAAGATGCGCGGTAGGAATGCTGTTGTGCCTTTCGCGGACAATTTCATTTATAGCAAAAAAGATTTGGATGAGGCTGAATCGCGTATTGACCAAGCGAAAGCCGATTTACAGGAGTTGCTGAGAATCAAAGAAGAGGCGGCAAAGCCTATTGCCACGGTAGAAGAGCAAAAGCTCACACCCAATGATCCACCGAAGATAGCGACGGCAACCAAGGAAAAACAAGCGGCCATTAGTGAATCAGAAAGATTTTTGAAGGCGTTGCAAGAAGAGTCAAGACAAGCGGGAGTGACCGGCATTGCACTTATCGAACTGAAAGCCGGGTATCTGGGGGTTGCGGACGCTGCCGCACCTTATATCCAGAAAATGCGGGAAAGCGAGGCTGCGCTGACTGCCCAAAAAGACCTTAATGCGCAGTACGCGCGGGATATGGAAAAGGTCAAGCAGATAACGCTTGAGGTTGCGAGTGCAGAGGACACTTTCATTGCAAAACAAAACGAACTGAATCGATTGCTGAGTACCGGACAGCTTGGGCCAGACACGTACTTCAAGGCACTGGAAAAAGCCGGGGACGATATGAGGAAAACAGTCCAAGGCGGGAACCAAGACTTTGAACAACTGAAGTTTGCGGTTCAAGGTTGGGGAAGAGCGGCTACTGACACGCTGGTAGATTTTGCGATCAGCGGGAAAGGCTCATTTTCTGACTTTGCAACCTCGGTGATAAAGGACATTGCCCGGATGTACATTCAGATGAAGCTTATCACGCCGCTGTTACAGTCGCTGCCTGGGTTGAGCTTTGGCGGCGCTGGCGCTGCATCCGCCACCACGACGGCGGCATCGAGTGTATTCTCGAACCTGTTTAAAGGATTTCGCGCCAGTGGCGGGCCAACTTCCCCAAATTCTCTGTACCAGGTGAACGAGCTGGGTACGCCGGAGTTGTTCGCGTCTGGAGGCAAGCAATTCCTACTGACCGGAAACCAATCGGGGCAGGTCACACCTGCCCAAGTGGGACGCGCAGGTGGAGGGATGGGTAACGTGGTCGTGAATCTGGTGGAAGCGCCCGGAAAGGGTGGGCAGGTATCCCAAAAACAAACAGCCAGCGGAGTGGAAATTGATGTTATGGTGGATCAACTTGTGGCCAAGAAAACAAAAGAACAGGGAAGCGCAACAAATCGAAGCTTGCGCCAGAACTT